TTGCTGCTGTTACAGTACCAACACCGATTGTTTGACCAGTGAGGTGTTGTGTAACTCCCATACCGACTGTAACTGAACCAATGTTACCACCAGTAAATGTTGGGGTAAGTATTTGGTCAGCAGCATTATCAATGACTGCGATCTTTAATTCGTTTGCCCAAGAGCCGGGATTCTTTGCTGCAAAATACCATCCAAGATCGTCAGCGTTGTTGTTGTAATAGTCCTCTTGGTTTTCAACTAATAAAATAGATGAAGACGCATATCCAACTGCTGCGTTTGCGTTATTTAAGTCGCCACCTTTACAACGGACAACATCTAACTTTCCTCCATAAGATAAAAAGTTGGACGCTCCTAAGAAAGTTTCGTAATGGAAATCGGTTGTGCCAACACCTGGTTGACCGAAAACCTCAACAAGTTCCTTCTCGTTGTTAATTCTAGTAATTTCGTTGACCGGTCCTTTTCTAAAAGCACCGACAAAACCACCGACAACGTTGATACTGAAATCTACGCCACCACGAGTTAGGTCAACTTCTTTTATTGAAATTCCCGGAGATGCTAATCGAAGTGCCATTCTAACTTCTTTCTCCACATACAATGACTACTGATATTTATGAAAAAACGTCCTTACTACCTATATTCCCACATATATGATCGATCACCGTACTCATCTGTCTTCCATACAGTCCCGTCTGAGTCAACTGTTTCACCCCCCATCTCTTCAAAACCATCACTAATAAATCCAAAGGGTGCCATGTCTTGCTCTATCGCATTTTTCTGTTCCTCGTATATTCTTTTTCTAACATCTTGATCAGTCATCTCCTTAAAATAATCTTGAGCAACTAACCATGCAAATATTACTAGACACATAGCAAGGTCATCATTACAACCCTCTTCTGCTTCAAAAGATTGCCTCTTCTGAATAAATGTTGTCAATTCACTTATGATATTATAATCATTGAATACAAGTTTATCATCTTCAATTAAAGTTTTCAGGTTAGAACATCCTATTTTTTTAGTTACTTGACTCATCTTCACACCTAATTGTGTTTTTACTCCAGAGAATCCAGAACCAACTATCTGACCCGCCCTACCACGCATAGCAACCATAAGTAAATTTTCATACTCCAAGTCATAAAATAATATTGATGCCACTTGATCACCTATGTCATTTACCTCACACAAGATATAAGCATTGTTATATGCTTTACCTATATCTGCTATTACTGAAGGAAAGAGCATCGGTTTTATCTCGTTATCTCTATAAGTAGCAACAACTTTATATGGAAACTCCGTTATGTCAGCGACAATAAAGGCACTATAATCCTTCCCGACTCCTCTTGCCACATCAACAGTGATAATATAATCTCTTTTTGAATATGGTCTCTCATACACAGAGAGTTTACCGTTCTGCTCTACTGGTTGTTCATATACCAATGCCTTTAATTTTGCTGCGTTGATAAGTGTATCGACTGATCCTAAAAACTCACACTCAAACTCAATGGCAAATTGCTGTTTACTGGTGTTTTTTATAGTTTGTTCTTTCCATTTTCTATCTCTACCGGGCACCTCAGACCAGTGCACCTCCGTAGCAATATACTCATTCTGTCCACGTTCCGCGTCATGCCACATACGATAGAAATGGTTCATACCATGTGGTGTGGATACTATTATAACCTTCGTAGATTTACCAGAAGATATAGTAGGATACACAGATGCAAAGAAATCATCTGCAAGGTGATTCTGCACGAATGCAAACTCATCAAGGAATATTATATTGAATGACATACCTCGAACTGCTGATGCAGATGTAGATGCTGCAATAATTTTTGATCCATTTTCAAGTTCCATGGATCCTTTATTCCATGCAACAATACCCTGTTGCATCCACTTAGGTAAATTCTCATACGCTAATTGCAATCTACCAAGAAGGTCTCTTGCAGTTGCTGCTTTGTTAGCAAGAATACCTATATTCACCTGATCATTGAATATAGCATAATGAAGTAGATACGAGACCACTGTTGTAGACTTACCAGTCTGACGTGGCATCTTGCATATATTGAATCTATTCTTATGAAATCTCTTCAGTAATTTTTTCTGAAACTTGTACATCTGAAACGGTACAAGTCCCTCATCCACGTTTACAATTCTTATATATTTTTCCGTAAAATAAACAGGATCATCTTTACATCTAACAAATTCAACAATATGTTCTTCACTAAATTCTTGTTTTGTATTTGCCTTTTTTAGATTAGGATTACCAAGATATATGTCACTTGAAGGCATTATTCCATAAGATGTAAAGTTTGTCTTTGTATATATGATTCAAAACTTGATCCACCCTTTGGGTCAAATGCTTTACTCATACCACCCGCAAACTTTGCTGACTTTGAAGCTACTGTGTTGAAAGTTTTTACAGCACTCCTTATTTTTTCTTTTCTTTCTGCCTGTTTTTTCTCTAAGTTTTTCTTTCTCCTATCAGCAGAAGATTGGTCAACATCCTTATGAATCTCTCGATCTTTAGACATTCGTTTGAGTCCAGGTCTAGAAGCACCGTGCTGTCTTGGTTTTTCTTTCTCCTTATCATCACCATTTACTGTAGTTGCTTTTACATCCACCGTTTGATTTTTAGCATCATCATCCTTTTCTGTTTTTACTAAAGAACCACCATCAGATTTTGTGATAGCACCCTTATCTGTCTTTTCTATCTCACCGCCAGGTGAAGGTGTAATAGCAGATCCTTTTGATTTTACAATCGCACTTCTTTCTTTTCTATATTCTGCTTGTGCTTTTCTATATCCTTCAAGATTACCTTTATAACTTCTTATGTTAGGTCTTTTTAATTGTTCTATAATAATTTTGTATGAGGGAGGTTCAAAATGAGCACGTAAACCAGTTCTCATTTTTTCTGCTGTATTTTTATTTAATTGTTTTTCTGTACGAACAGGACTTGGAGTTTTCAACCCCTTTGGATTACCATATTCATCCCTATCACTTTTTACGTAAGTGTCCATGTTCCTTTATATCTTGTTATTATTTATGGAGACCTATCTACATCAAGAGAATCTAGATCTATACTAGGAGTTTTAGGTGCTAGTGGTTTTGAACCTGCCAACCCCTTCTTGATCATTTTTTGCAAATCAGCTGTGCTTCCAACAAATAGAGAATTATTTGTCACTTTTGTGGGTTGATCCTCCTTCTCTAAATCTTTCATTTTTCTTTGCAAATCTATGATCTTATCAGTAACATCTCCCACTGCTTTTACAAGTTGACCTGCTACCTCATATGCACGAGGATGTTGAGTATCCTGACACACATCCAGAATACCGTTCATTGCTTCTTGACCCTTCTCTACAATATTGTATAACTGTGCACGAGAATATTCAAAATCATCTCGTGGTGTGTTATCTATTTTTTTTATTTTTCTAGACTCTTTTACAATCTCTGATGCTTTCACATCCAATGCTTCATCTATGGGATTGAAGGATGTTGTTTGTTTGTCTATAGGATCATAATCTTTTGTCATAAGTCAATGCCTTGTGCAGGACTATATTGTCTACCATCAGCGTCAAAGAACGATCTACTCTCACTAAATCCAAAAGTATCACCCATTTCGATTTGATCGGAATCAGTCTGATTAACTAGATTTATCTTAGAACCTGAAAGATGTTCTCGTATGGTGCTTCCAAATTGACCACGAGCAACAATCAGATTGTTTCCATCTTTTTCTTTGATACGCATTACTTCAGTGTTGATTTCTATAAATCCACCAACAGTATAGTTTGAACCAGAGACTACTTTGACAAGTGTTTTTATCTTATCAATATCTGCAGTTATAGTGCCAGTTTGATCATCATTATAATCTTTGGTTGCTTGTGGTACAACAGTATATCTTTGTGCTCTTGGTGCTCTTATAGCAGTTGAGTAATCGATTTGAACCTTTTTGATAATACCATTCTCGTCTGTTGGTACTTCTTGATAGAAATATGTTTTAGCAATAAAATCCAAATCATATTGTATAAATCTTCTGGTAGAAAAATCACCCTCATATTCATCTGTAAATGATGTAGACATCAGAGTGAATGGTATATCTCTTTTTTCTTCTACACCCTCTAACATATTAATTGTTACATTATACGATGGTTGAAAGAAAGGGAGAATTTGTTCGATTATTTGAAGAGCATCATCTTGCTGTTTAGTGGCAAAACTAAGTCTGAATCCAATGTCATATGGTACAGGTAAAAACATTTTTTTCAGTTTAGTTTTTGCAGTCGGTGACAGCATTGTAAACTTTTGCACAGGTGATGCTTTTCTTGTTGCATCATAGGTGTATGATGTCAATTCAAATGACAATCTAGGAAGTGTTATCGCTACATTATCATCAAAATTAGATTGTTGTTCTACCCTTGCAATGAATCTTTGAATAGGACCATACGCTATGGGGACTTTTATCTGACTTATAGATTTACCATCACTCGCAAACTTTTTAATCTTTATATTATTAAATAAAGTTCCAAAAGCAATTACTGTTTTTCTAACAGTTTCATTGTAAAAATAATTGCCTATCATTATACTTCACCAAATGGGTTTCTTTCTGTAAAATCAAGAATGCTACTCGTGTCAACTTGGATATCATCTCCACTGTTGTAAGCATCGTCATCATCATAATCAATACTATGTAGTCTGTATGCAGAACCTTCATTGTCAACAATAAGTTCATTGACATTGAAATCACCTGAAAGGTTACGTGCTTTGAGTGTAAGAGAGGGAGCATCCCATGAGGTTACAAATGCAGTTGTGAGTGATGATTGACCAGTAATAATCTCACCATAATGGAATGTTCCTACACCAATTGTTCCTGCAGCAGAAACTGTAATTGATGGAGCAGATATATATCCACTACCAGCATTCGTAACACGTATTTCTCTAACACCACCAGTGTCATTCAATAAGGCTACACCTGTAGCTGTCGTGCCCGCACTTGGTGCTCCACTGAAAGTGATAATTGGAGGCACAATGTATCTTCCACCGACATTTGTAACAGTTACAAGACCAACACCGCCTGATGTAGAGATCGCCACATTTGCTGACGCTCCTCTTCCTCTACCATTATCAGGAATGAATTGTATATTGGGAATTTGAGTATATCCCACACCAGGATTCGTTATTTGAATATTAAATATTCTTCTATTGTTTACTTTACCAGCGATAGCAGTTGTGATAGCAACAGCAGTAGCTTGAACTCCTCCACCAGATGCTGGGGGATCAATCACTACTCTGGGATCTGCTGTATAACTATTACCACCTCGAATTAGTGTAATAGATTTTATACCAGAACTTAGTGATGTAATAGCAGTGGCGGTATTTCCAATCGCAACAAGTTTAAGTGTGGAATTATATCCAATATGTTTCATATCATCATCAATTACATCCACTCCTGTATTGATTACTTCATCTTCAAACTCGAATGGTTCACAGGTAAGTGTATATGAGTAATTTTTACGTAATTGATAGAACTGACTTACATCATCAACATATTTTATTTCTAATATCAGATCTCTGTAAGGAAAATAAAGAAGATCACCTTCCAACGGACGTGTGGGATCATTAGACAGACCAGTTGTTCCTGCTAATAACGGAGTAATATAATTCAGATATCTTTCTTGAGATATTACAATCTTCATCTCTGCTGTTGATCTAACACCAAACTTAGTCAATAAATTATATCCTGAATCGAATCCTTCGTATGATTCAATATACCCTTCTATTGGAAATGATTGATCAAAAGTAGAACTCGACACCTCTCTCATTATAGTTTTGGTGTTTACGAAAGTTCTAGGCATGTATATAAACTCAACACCATATATCTGAATCTGCTCATTCACTAAATCTTGAATGAGTCCTTGTTCAGATTTTGTTCCTTGTTGAAAGAAGGGATTGAGTGCCATTAGTAATCAATTTGTTTTAGAAAAGTATTGAACCTTTTATCTCGTTCTTTACCACGAGAGGATCGTTTGATTATATTCAAACTTTGATCAATCTCACCTGGTGTCAAGTTTTTCATACCGTCTATGGTTCTGACTATACCTGCCTCTGATGCGAATTGTTTGAATGTTTTCATTAGACTTTTGGTATTGGCATTCCTTGAAGATTACCCATGTTTTGATTATTCTTAATTCTAATTTTTCCTATACGACCTGCACCCAACTTAGGCACACCAGGTTGACCTGGTGTGATTGGTGAACTAGGACCTGCGTTTAGTTCATCGATGAATTGCTTAAATGTTTTCATTATCCTATGAGATCTAATGGTGGTAATTCATATTCCTTGTTCATCTTATCTTCAAGTGCAGTGATCTCACTGACACCATCTTCATAGATTTGTCTACCATTTAGTTCCACACCACCTGGTAATTTTACACCTTGAAACTTGATAAGATTTTGACCCCACTGTTTTTTGAGTAAAGCAGTGAAGTATTTTTTCAAGAAAGGATCGCTATAAACTTTTGGAAAATCATCAGGATTCAAAACACGATAGCATCTTATGATAAGATAATCATTCAATTGCATACTTGATGAGTCCACATCAAGATACAATCTATTATTTCTACGGTTAAATCTTATCTGTTTTTCTGGATGTAGAATGTGATCCAAATCTTCCAGATATCTTTTTGTCATTGTATATCCCATCAGTTCCATTGAACTAAAGAAATATACATCATTCAACATCAATTGATAGTTGATATTGAACATATTTGTGCTTATTAATCTATTATCTAATTTAAATACACGCTCAACACCAATAACTGCGTCAGGAATTTGTATAAAATTTTGATTTTCCTCAAAAGAAAATGTTGTTGCACCTATGCCAGTAATAGTTGCTGAACCTGTGGTAGTGGTAATACCTGTAGAGACATCATCTTTTTTTGCTTTTATAGCATCTAGAAAATTTTGAGTGACTTGATGTTTTAGATACATCATTTCGACACCATCCATGTGACGATTCTGATATATCTGGATGGCATCATCCATCAAATCTTCTATCTGTTCATCAGCAACATTAATCTCTAAGACAGGAGCACCCAACTGTCTCTTCGCATACTTTACTAATTCAGATCTGGTTGCAGGGGAAGCCATTTATATCTTTCTTTCCTGTATTTATGCTCGCCTTACGACGACATCAACCTCGTCACCTACATCAAGACCAGTAACAGGGTTAATAATTGTCACAGCAGGACTTCCAATACTCCAATCAGTTCCTTTAGTTAGCAATACACCATTCAAATATACTTCCATATTATCCGACGAAGTATTTGCGTCTGATGGTGCAAATGATGTTTGACCTTCATTAGCGGTCAATTGATCCTCTGCTTGATCAGAAACTATATCAATCTCATCACCATCTTTTGCTCCATTGTTCAATACAACAGCAGATGTAGCGTTGTAATCAACTCCTCTTCTCAATCGCACACCATTTACATACACTCTGTAATTTTTAGCAGCAGCTAGATTACCAGCAAGAGTAAATGTTGTTTGATTTTGTGTGGCTGTAAATAACTCTTCTTCAAAAGTGTGTCCAAAATATACTACAATTTGAACATCATCTCCAACATTGACACCAGAATTGAGGGTGACAGTTTGTGGTGCTGATAACTGATAATCATTAGATGCACCTACCCTTTGCTTGATACCATTTACTGATACTAAAACAGAGAATGGAGTGGATTGTACTCCGTCATTGAAAACGTTAGGAGCAGTAAATGATGTTTGTCCTTGAGTTGCTGTGGTTATACCAGTGCTGATAGTTGTGGCAGCACCTGCAGCACTCCCACCACCTGATAGTGTTTTGAACGATAATTGACCAGATCCATCCGTAACAAGAGCTTGGTCTTCACTCCCGTCGGACGACGGGAAAGTAAATCCTGATATTGTTGATATACCAGAAGAATTTATATTTCCAGTAACACCATGATTTGCAATGATTCTACCTGTAGTTGTAGTCGTTCCATCTACAGTAAGATTAGTTCCATTTAATAATTGTAAACTGTCACTTCTAAACCTTGCCGATATATTTTGTGATCCTGCCTTTATATGTGCAAATTCAAGAATACCATCTTCAGTGCCATCACTTGCGTCTAATATTTTTCCAGTTATTTTTGCAAAGTTTACTGCTTGACCAGCATCATTTTCACCTTGAAATTTT